TATCATTGTACCACTTCCAGTAGATAATGTAGGAGCTGGCGGACCAGCAACTATAATCACTGTAAATATTTCATTACCAATCGAAAATAACTGACCAATGGCAGGAGTTGCAATTGGAATACCTGCAAGTAAGGGAGTCGTTCCTACAAAAGTGCCGAATCCATCAGTTGTTCCAATTTTAATTCTTAATCGTGATTGAAGTTGTTCAAAGCCAACCGCAGGAGGATTTGTTGCTTCAAGTAAAGTTCCACCAAATCGTTTACGAATTCGTCCACGAAATACATAGGCATTTTCAAGACGTGCGAATGCTTCATCGGGTATCATAAAGGGCTTTAAATTTGCCTGCAATCCACCATCGGGAGGCGATATCATAAAACGATCTAAAGGCATATTAAACTCCTATAGCAACCCACATAAAACTAATAATTGAAACTGATGAAACCGATCTTCTTACGGTGAATTGAGTAGTAGTAGTTCCCGCCGTAGAATCAAGCATAATCTGGTTATTATTACTAGCATATCCAGTATGCATCCGTGTAAATTGCATTACAGGACTTGCATTAGTAAACACAGGCAATCCAACTAATCCGGTACTGAATGTATATGTTTGAACAGGATTTAAAGTAAAATTATTTTCTCTTCCCCATACCATAAGTACACCTGAAGGAAGATAGGTCCATCCACGTGCTGCATTTGTATAGTTTTGTGTAAAAGGAATAGGAGTTCCAGCCGATCTTTGAACATAAAGCTGTTGAGTTCCCCCGGTAACTGCATTATATACATCAATATCGGTTCCTAGGGTTACTGGTGCACCACCCTGGCTTGGAAATGTAACAAACTTATGTTTACCCTGATTGGGATCACCAAAATTAAGATGGTTTACTCCCAATAAAAGAGGAATCTCCTGAAAGTTACCTAATAATTGACCCTGAGATTGATTAATTCTATCGGTTGCTTGAGGAATCGACGAGTTATATGGAGGCATCATTACTCCTAATAGTTACCATAACCATAGTAAAACGGAGAAGCCGAGTTACTTGATTGTTGATTATAAATTGTTACTACACTTTGGTTCTTCAAGATCATTAATGTTCTACGCAGAACTAACTCTTGTTGTTTTTCAAACTCGGGCATAATCAATTGAACACTATCAAGGTCCATCGTATCTTCAAAAACCTTTTTAGCGGCTCCATAAGCAATATATTGCCAATAGTCATTAAGTAATGGAAGATCTGTTGTATTTAAGATAGCGCTAGGCCTTTTATACACATCCATAGTAATAGCATATGGCTGGTCAGGTACAGGACGAAGTGTAAACTGGTTATCATAATAAAGAATCGAGGTAGGTCGTGAAGGCTTGTATGGAAATGTTTGAGCAGAAATATTGGTGTTCGCAAGAGGGGCAACAGGAAAAGTAAAACTATAATCTCCATTAACATAATTTATTGTTCCTACTGATGCGCCCGTATTTGTATCGTATAGCAAACCCAATCCATCAAATGGATTAAATGGTATATCGTGTACTGATAACCCTTGATTGTTTATATCAACAGATGCAAATGTAACATTGTTAGCTAATATTGGAACATTTGCTAGTGTTCCGAAAAAGAACGTTGTAACACTATCACCTTTTGTGGGCAAATTAACGATAAATGAATTAATTGGATATAGCCTGAACATTTCTTCACGCGATTGTGAGTAATGTGTTTCAAATCCGGCTATATAAACGGGTTGTTGTACGTCAGAATAGGTATTATCAAAGTTAAACAATGGGTTTGTTGTCGGCAACACCGACATGTCTGTTGGGTATACATCTTGGTACGGGTTACAGTACCACGTGAATGTAGTCTTATTATCAAATAGTTTAATATGATCCGGAAAATCATACACAATAAAAGTATTAATATAATCTGCAAGTTGTTGAGTTGTTAATTGTGATTCAGATGGCTTACGAGTAATCCTCCGAACCTTTTCCATAATTGTTTGCAGTGTCGTGGATGGCGGGTTAACTGCTGGCATTTTAAACTCCTATAACACATTATTAAAAGCTTGGTTGATTTGACTCGTCTGTTCACCAATCGGGACTACAATAGGGCAATATTGATCTTGTCCTATTGTAGTCCCTGGAGGAATAACAAAAGGATCGAAATTAGTAGTATCAATGGGAATGGTAAATGTTACATCCGATGTAACGGTAATATCACCAATCAAATGATCGGCTTGAACCATTCCATAAGCAAGTGGTACATATAAACGCACAGTAAGACCTGATAAGTAACCATGAGCAAATGTCGTAGTTACTTCGGCAATATCAGTCTGTGTAATATTTTGAATAATACGCATAGCCGGTTTAAATACTGTACTTTGGGATGCACCACAATTTGCCATTAATAACTTTCGACAACAACTACTTGAGGATCAAGTGTATCAATTCCCATAAAATCATTACTTTGGAAGCTGAGGCGTTTAATCTTTCCTACAACGCGCATGGGTTGTTGAAAATCAACAGCTCCATTATTATATGCGCCTACGGCATTAACAGCTGCCCTAACTCCTTGACCCATGCCTGGCAATGTAACATGTTCATACTTAGGACGATTACAATTATTATTAAGATGTTTTGCTACACCCAAAGGGATTGTATATGAATGGCCGTCATAAAAGGAATATTGTTCAATATCATCACCTGGATATTGGCGAAATACGAAATCAAATTTACCACCGGGACATTCATGAAAGTTAAAAGTTCCTGTTACAAGTTCGCGATCACGATCACGACGATATTGAAGTTCTTCTGCTTTTTTTTCAATAAAAGCAGCGCGTTCTTCTGCTGCTTTTTCTGCTTTTAAAGCACGAACTTCCCGCCATATTTCAATCTCGGTCTTTTTACGACTTGAAGTTTTCTTTGGTTGTACGGGTTCTAAATTCTTTTGTTCTGACATTTTTATTCCTCTCTAAAATCAAAAAAGGGGTGAGTTTAACTCACCCCACTTCATTACTCGTTATCTACACTAAATGATGTACCAGCAACCCAGAACATAACATCATTGACGTCACCAGCAGGTTTATCTGCTCCGCCAGCTAATGTCATACCAAGGAATCCAATATTATTAAATGCATCATTAGTTAAGTTTTGGTACGCAATTTTCGCAGTTTCACCAACTGGATGAATGATTGCAGGAGTAAATGCATAATCACCATCAAGAGGATAAGTAAACGCGGTAAACGTACTTGAATCGATATCAGTCGTAATAGTAGTAGCAGTAACCGAAACGATGTTACCTTCTATACCATTAATCTCAGTCATTCCATTAGGTAAATACGTTGAAACACGTATTTGTTGTCCTGCAGAATATCCATGATCAACGGTTGTAGCAATAACAGCATTTACAGCTTGCGAAATACTAGCGATAAATCTCCACGTTGGATAGAACAATGGATCAAATTTAACGATACGATATGAACCAGCACCACCAGCTCCGGGAGCAGTTGCCAATGGAACTGCTATTCGGAAAGATGTATTTGCCACAACAGTATCGATTACGAAATCAATACCACCCAATTGTTTAACAGCAGAAGCAGCAGGGGTGAAATAACGGATCACAGATCCTGTTATTAAACCAGCAGTACTTCCGGTACTAATTACGGGTTGAGTTGCAGCTGTTGAAGCTGTAGTTGCAACACTTACAGATAATGGATTGCCTGAAGTATCAAGCGGAGTGAATCCATCACCAGCAGCAAGAGTTGTAACAAAAAGACTATCAGTACCATTTTGTTTGTACCATCGCACACCGGTACCTGTAGTCATTCCATTTTGAAAAAAGTATTCAACACCAACATCATTAGTTGCTGCGATTTGAGTTAAGTTTTTTACTTCGATCCAATCTGCGGGAGATCGCAAAACAAGAGTTTTGTCATTGCCATCAGACGTAAATGAACCTTGAAGAATTACTGTATCTAAAGCCATGTTATTCCCCTTATACGTTCTTGGTTACGCGAAGATTGAGTAGCCAAGTGTCATTCAAGAGAACAGGTGCTTCAGCAAATTTATATGCTGTAGAACCGTTCAATGCTAAAGGTCCATCATAAAGAGGATCACGATAGATAAATTCAGCAGATGCACCATTTTGATAAATGCAGGCATAGGCTTCTCGGGCTGCAATGAAAATATTGTAGACGTTTTGACCCAATGCAGATGCATTTGGTGAAACTGACCCGATTGAAGATATCAAGAAGCGAACATTCTTAAATGAACCGATTTCTGAAGGTAAAGTTGGATTCTGATTTGGATAGTTATACTTACTAATGAAACCAGTCATATTATCTATGTCTGAGTTCAATCGTGAGTTAGCCATCGCAATATATGATTCACGTACTGGTGATGTTCCAAATTTCAAATCACCTTCAACGTTATCCAAAATCATGTACGCATTATTAGTAATAAGCGTAGTGATAATATCATCAACGTCAGGTTCAGATATATTTGTTGGATTGTCACCATTACCACCAGAAACTGCGTTAACGAATGAAGCTGTTGAAGCTAACATATCGCGTAACAATTGATCTTGTGTTTGACGTAATGATACACCCAAACGAGCTGCTGCTTCGTTTAAAGCAGGATCTTCGTTGGTTAACACAACTTGTTCGTTTAATACAACGTAGGTGCCATACCATTCAATTTTAGCGTCAATATTTATAGCAGAAAGTTGCTGAGCTGGTGGAGTTATACCTGTATTTCCGAGAGGTACCATAGCAGTTGCTAATGGATTGTATCGACGGAAACGCATAATATCACCACGATTACGAGGCATTTCTTTCTTCATCGCTGCAACACCATGAATCAATGTAGGTGTAGGTACAGCTAGAAGTTTATAAGAAAACGCGATCGCAACTGGAGCTGGCAACGAACTGGTCGTAGTAATTGCCATGTTATTTTTCCTTAAGTTACAATAGTTCGGCTTTAAACCGAATAACGTTTTACACTTAAGTTTGACGAGAACTTATTACAGTCATGGATTGGCGATTTTCCGTACAGCCGAAATGAAATGGAGTGGCGAGTTCCGTACAACCGAACAGGTTTGATGAGTACCCGAATTACATCAAGATGAAACTATCATAACTTGAGTAAAAAAATCAAACCCCTCTATGGTCGGTATGATTATAGAGGGGTGAAAGAGTAAACGAAAGAGATCTTATAGTTTCCTGATAGCACTATCCATTTGTTCTAATAATTGTTTTTTAAGTTCGGGAGTTAGTCCATTAGCGAATGCATTAGCATTAGACAACGGAGAAGAACCACCCTGAGTTGAAGCCAATGAGTTTAATGGCCTTGGTTTATTATAATTTGCTTGTGCCTTTTGTTGCTGGGCAATTTGAGCAGGATCTTGGTATATTCCATTAGCCTTAATAGCTTTATATGCCATAGAAGCTTGTGTATATGTATCTTGAATTGTGGCAATGCCCGCAGCTTCTTCAGGATCTAATTCTCTTAATTGAGTAATATTTTCTTCAGTCATAACACGATCAATATCAGGATATTTAGTTCGCAATCTCATCTCATCCTGTTGTCGTTTAAAATCTCTTTGAATCTTTTTGGTTTCTCGAATCTCTTTATTAAGTTTTGCTACATATTTAGCAGGAACATAATCATCAGGTTCTAAACCACTATCATCTTCATCTTGCTGGGGTTTTTGCTGTGATTGTAATGATTGAACATAGCGTTGTAATTCATCTCGTTCGCGCTCTGCTTTACGTTTTTCTTCGCGCATTACTCTAAAATTTCGATCTGCCACGCTTTCTTGTTGAACCTGTGGTGCGGCTGCCGAAGCTAACTCTTGTGGTTCTTCTGGGGCTTGATCTTGTAATACTTGTGCTGGTTCTTCTTGTTCATTAATTTGTTGCATGAATTATCCTCTCTTTCTTTAATCTACCGAATTCATCTTCTCCATTAAGTTCTCTGCTTTTTTTATCTAAAGTTCCATCTCTAAAATCTAATATCATATCTAACATGCAATGTTCCTCCGGGACAATCTCAAGTGCATGAAATACAAAATGATCACAAGTATCAGGATCAGGTACAGTCCATAAATATTCAAGTCGTTCTTCTTTTCTATAATATTTAAAAACAGTTTGATCGTAGGCTGGGCGTGGACAGGTCTCAAATGCATAAAATCTGCGGCGTATTACATTTCCAAGTACTTTCTCTCTGTGTAGCAAGCCTACTACAAAAAAATCGCCCTTAAAGCGTTTTTTGCCTAATTCAGCACATTCCTCAAACTGAGGCATATAATCTTTGCAATATTCATTAACATAATCCAAGAGATAAGGTGAGTCTGGCTCTTTTATCCATTCTTGGACGGCAACCTGACCTACGGTCTTCTCACCTTCTTTAATTTGGGCTAATCGTTTATTTAGAATTTCATCTGACATGAATTACTCCTTCTGTCGCAGAGTATATATCATTGAAAAAATTCAGCCAGTTAGAGCTACCCAACTGACTGAAACTAAAAAAAGGACAGAGATGAAGAAATTTATTTTTTATGATACTTTCGTTTATTAATAGCTTGTTGTTTAGGTGTTGCCCATCGACAATTATTAAGTTCATAATTACCCCAAGGATCAATTCTGTCAAGGCTAAATCCATCAGATCGATCGCCCATATCTTTTAAGAAATTCACAAAAATATGCCAATAATCACATACTTTTATTCCTAAAGCACCATATCGCTTATAACTTATAGATTTCTCATTATAACACCGTTGCATCATTGCATTCCAGGATCGATATGCTCCTGATTTAGATAATCCATTTTGTGTTTTTACAATACATCCACATGATTGAGTTCTATTATATCGTAGTCTGTTACCACTAATAATACATTCATTACCACAATCACATTTACATAACCAAAAATATTGCTTTTTAACTTGATGAGATGGTTTTATTGCTAATAATTTTCCAAATTTTTGATTAGAAATATCTTTATATTTACCTATGTTATTTTTACTATTTTGTGAACACTGACAAGAACGACATCTTAAACCCGCACCATCTCTACGAACACGAGATTCTTTTTTGCAGGATATACAAGTTCTATTAGTATATCTTCCAGGATGATGTCTCATTCTATAATATGCGGCACATGAAAGACATCGCAGATAATTACTATCCTGTCGAACTCGTTGTTCTTTTTTACAATCTAAACATGATCTAGCAATAAAAAATCTAACTTTCATGGTAAACTCCCGTTATGTTTCCACTATGAAGTTTACCATGTTTATATAAATAATTCTATTTCTTACCTTTTCTTGATTCTGCAAGCGCGATCGCAATCGCTTGTTTTCTATTTGTAACTTTTGGTCCAGATTTGGAACCGCTGGTTAAGGTCCCACTTTTCCATTCGTCCATAACTTTTTTAATCTTAGCCTTGGCTTTAGGACCTTTGGGTACTTTAGCGCGTTTAGTCTTCATTGCCTTTTTAGGCTTTTTAACTTTCTTTTCGCGTTTCTCTTCTTTTTTCTCGCGCTTTTCTTCTAACTTTTCATTATGTTTTTTCATTACTAATCCTTAAGAAAGCCCCTTACAACCTAAGTCATAAGGGGATAATTAGGGGCTATTGATAATAAGTTGTATCTTTTGCTGCTAGTCGACGATCAATTTCGATCTGTTTTTTAGTCGGTTTTGATGTCATCACGGCTGGTTTTCCTAAAATAGCATGGGCTATCTTAGTGGCCTTTGATTTCTTAGGCCGCAACATAGCCGGCATTCTAGTATCGAGTCTTAGCAGAATTGCTACGTGCTCTACCTGTATCGCCACTCATTTGCTTTTCCAATCCTGTTTCAGTGTCATCAATATTCATATCAGACATTGAAGGATTTTGAGCATACATTTTAATAAATGAAGTACGAGGGAAATTAGATGGAGCGCCTGCTTCTTCTTTGATCATTCCAGGACGTTCACCACGTGCATTAACCGATGTTTCATCGATCATGCTTTCACGGAATTCTTTTTCTCCGCCATAATAACTTTTCTTTTTTGCCATTTTTGACTTCCTTTTATTTGTAGAAACTCTTACCGCGCAAGTAAGAAGGTCTCAATATACCTCTAACTACAAGCCCACTGGAGCCGGAGCTCCTTGAGCCATAGACTGTTGCCCTTCCTGGACAACAGCTTCAGATTCCTCTTTTTTCAAAATGTTTGCAATAGCGACAATCTTATGAAGAGCATCGATATCCAAACCTTCAATTTCTTTCATAGCTTTTACGCGATCAAGAATAGCACCTTGATGATCTTTTTCAGCTGCAGCACGTCTTTCAACACTTAATGCTTTATTTTCTTCAATTCTAGATAGCCGCTCTCTGCCCAATCCAAAATCAGCAACACTACGAGCTTTAGCCAATTCTATCTCGGCTTGTATTCTTTGTCCTTCAAGTTGCTGTTGTTGCTGTTGCATTTGCATTGCTTGTTGTTGTTGCTGCTCCATGGCTTGGATAAGTTCATTCTTATTTTCAAGTGTTGCTGCATTAACAATAAATGATTCAGGAATATTAATCCCTATTTCTTTCATATGCAGTAACTGAATATATTGCATTTGTCGTTGGGTACTTGTATTAATACCATCTTCAACAACGGCACGATATGTACCGAATGCTTTATTATAAAACTGATCTGCGGGTTGTTGGCCACCTAATATTCTTTGTACCTTGCCCGGAGTAAAATTACTTTGTACGAGATCAATCATTAACTGACCAAGTTCCTTTTGTGCAATATCAAGATTATCAAATAAGATTTGCAATGTAGTAAGTCCTGCTCCTTGGCGAAGCATAGACTGTATTCCTGCAGTATCATCATCTGCCATACCCAATAACTCATCAGAAACCCCTGAAATCGCTTGAATTTCATCTCCAAGGCTTGCAGAGATCTGTAGCATTGATGGTGGTATCTGTGGAGGAAGAATTTGTTCTACATCGGTCATTTGTGCATTACGCTTTAATGCTAATCCTTTACCTTGTCCGCTTAAGTTCCATACATCATTAGGATCAACAAGAGCATCTTCTTTAAACTTCCAACCACTGGTTATTTGGCTTTCTAAAATAGCCAATTCAATAACTTTACGACGATTGTATAAGAATTGAGCATCGCGAAGCCCACGAACTACACCTTGGCAGCGATATGAATAATAAGGTAGTTGTGGCATATAATATGCTAAAACAGGCACAAATGGATATCGATCTAAACCGCAGGGCTGATAAGAATTCCACATTACGGCACCTTGTACGACGACAGCTAATTTAACCGTAGGAACTTCATGATCTTCTACAATAACAGTTGGATAGGCTTGAAGATATTGTTTTAACTTATCATCATCATTGCTCTTCCATTCCATTGTTTCACCAGTTTGCGTATCGATAAGCATCTTTTGATTACGGAAGTCACGGTAATAGTATTCGTCATAGGTAAGTAAATTTTTATAGGTATAGCCATAGTTTTGAGGAGCATAAGCAAACTTACCATCGCGGCCAGAACCTGGGTTTAATGGTAAATTCATAATCTCATATGATTTGTCAGGCATTAATGATATAGCCTGCTTTGGTGTAACGAATGATCTACGATAGATATAGTTACAGTCAGATAAATCTTTTTTAGTAAAATATGGATCGATAAGAAAACTATTATAAGGACAGTAATCAACTTTCATGTTTCCTGAAACTGGGTCTGTTCTATAATCCATCCACACATTGAGTAATGCCATGCCTGTAGTAGTTGATCCTTCAAATGCCTGTGATATTGTTTCAAGGATATTTTCGTGCTGCGATGCCCACATTAATATCTTTGTGAACTGATCTGCCGTTTCATTATCACCATTATCAACAGGAGTAACGATGATTGATTTTCTATTCTTGCGTTGATGTCCCGTTATCATGTTAACGATACGACGAATACGATTGAAATTGTATTGGCTTCTACGATAAGATGGAAGATTGCCATAGAGCTCATTCCAAACAGTTTGATCCCCTGCAAGGAATCGAGTATCGGTATCACTTTCCTGCCAGAAACTTAAATTCTGCATTATAGCTTCTGAGTATGCAGCCTCAATTCGTTGCAATATACCACTACCATCATCTTGCATATAGAGATCGAGATTGGGAAACAGCATCTACCTAATCCTTTCTTTGGAGGCTTCATTACGGGAAGTAATCAAGGAGAACCTAAAAAGAGTGTGAAGAGTTGTACAAACCATTCCAGGAACAATTACTTCCCATCGTTAGTCTAGAAATACTCTAAAAAAGAATCAATTAATTATCCAATTCTTTTAAATCCATAAAAAGGATCGGGTCCCGATGCGTTGATTGCTTTTTGATATCTGCGGTTTAAATCTTCTGCTGAACTGTGTGACCCCGCCATATGAATAGTGGTTGCTAGTACCCTAAAAGCATCAGCACAATGCGAATATTGGTCATGCGCTGGTTTGTTCTTATATACATTCATACGTTCATTCCATTCACGGCGATACATTTCTAGAGCCTTGATGAGGTATTTACATTTTGTTGAGTCAATATAACATCGTGGGAGTATGGTCCTGACCGCCTCAATTCCATCTTCGATTCCGAGTTTTGGAGCTGTAATGAAATCAATGCCAAGTGCCTGTGCCTTAGACAATCTTGTGGTTCCCGTACTCTGTTCACGTACAGCAATGTCATGAGGAGCGAAATGATAATTATAGATGTAAGGTTTTTCTTTAACCATTTTAGCCAAGTATTCGTAACCATCGTTTGAAGCCTCGTAATAATCGATTATTCGTATAGAACCTGCAACTTGCTGATAAAAAATTATGCTACATGGATCGGCAATCCCCAAATCCCATGCTGTTGAAACGGGAAATCCCGGTTCATACGGCACATCGCCAATTCTACTTTCATTATGCATATTATCCATGTATCTACCATAATAAGATCCTTGAATACCCATATCCCAAGAACAAAAATATTCCTGTTGGATAAGATCCTCTGACATTATCCCTTCTTCTTTCTCCTTTTCAATAAGTTCCATGGGTATATGCTTTGTATCATTTAATGTTAATCGTTGAGCATACCAATCAGGATGTTGTTCAGCATGCCTAAATAAATCATAGAAAGCATTTTGTCCTCGTGGGGTTGATACAAATATAGCCCACCCACCATTTGCCACTAAAATAGGACTCATAAACTGATACACCTGAGAGTTTTCTTGCAATGCATACTCTGAAAAGATAATACCGCGAGGGTTTGTACCAACAAGTGAATCGACATTATCAGATCCAACCAATTGTATCAGGCTATTATTAATCAAAATGATCTTCATTTCCTGACTATTCTCAGAATGAATAAGTTCTTTAGGAATAAAATCCAAAAATCTCTCGCCTGTATTGGTTAAGGCTGACCAGATTACTTTCTTGGCTTGGGAATAAGTCGGAAAGATATAATAATACATTCCAACATTACGAAGAGCTTCCCTTAAAAGTAGATTAAAGGCGCATAGATCCTTTCCGGCACGACGAGGCCAGCAAATAACCAAACGTTTAAACTTATCTTTCTCAAATGCTTTTATGAAGGGTAGTTGATAGGGTCTTGGTTTGAATTTATCTACTCTAATGTCCATTGAATAGTATTCTTCCTATCGCATATATGAAAATGGCTGCTATTGCCTGCCAGATTGGAATAGGTTCTTTCCAGAAATTGGCATAGTATGCCTCATCTTTTGAAAGGATCATTGTATAATCTCCTTCATCTTCCATATTTTCATTGATGCCTACTATATAGACTTTGTGTCGCCCTTCAATATGAAGATGCTGGGCCCGCGAAGTAAAGATACCGATAAATTCCCATAGTGATTCTATGTGATTGGGTGATTCGAATGAGACGGAAGTGTACGGCCCATAGTTAAAAGTGATTCGATTCTTTATGACCAATATGCTTGAACATACCATGGCAATCTCCTCTTTAAAACTATAATACCCATTATATCACCCGAGGTGAAGATACAATGGGTATATTATGTATAAGCCGAAACCTTCATTAGTCATGGGGTAACCAATGAAGGGTGATAATAGAATGCTCTTATAGGGGTAGTTTTATTCAAAAAAAGGATAGTTGAAGCAGACTTTCTTAGAAGAGTAGGTCCCTATAAGAGCAAGTTTATATTTCAAAGGGTCTGACATAAGTCAGACTTGTCTACAAGTTGGTATAGGTGTCCGTGTTTACCCTCCACTTATCTTTTTATTTCAATTGCGCCGAGGAGTATCACAACTTACCCCCGGCATCACTTACTGTAGTAAATGATTGGTATTGGTCATTATTATATCACAAACCACCAAAGAAGAGAATTCCGTTAAAACTCTTCCTTGATGGTCTCACCTAGAAAAACCAAAATGGAAAGGCAGGCAAGGACTTTCACCCGCGTCTTGGAACTTTCTTCCATGTTACATTTCGGAGATCAACCCGAAACTTACTTCTTAACTACTACCTTATCAACCTTCGATCTTTTCTTCACCTTCTGCGGGAGATAATTCTTCAATTATACACAAGTGTTTATACAAGTTTCTTTTGCATATATCATAAGATTGTTGCATACCCTTATCCCACAATGAAGTTAGTTCAAAATAATCTATTATATTCTTTAATTTACAGATCTCTTCAAAGGCATCTAGATGCAGATTGTACAGAT